TCGAAGTGGACAAAAATAATCTCCGAAAATTCAATTGGCGACGGCATTCGCGACACAAACGGCATCATCTCCGTGCCTGAGTACGAGGGCGCGACGGCATCAGCTGCCGGGACAAGCGGCCTTGTTCCGCCCGCAGCCGCCGGACAAGCCAACTACGTGCTCTGTGGCGATGGACAATGGATGGACATAGCGACGCTTGTCGCCGCTGCGCAGGCTCGGATTGCAGATAAGGCAGCCTCATGAATTTCCGAACGGTTTTGAACGTACGCGCGCTGTCCAATATTCGTGATGAAGTGCAATCATCTGCCGAAGTGGTAGATTCGGGGCTCCTGTCATTACGTCTTGATGAACAGTGGGATTTGACGCTCTCCGTGGGAGGCAATCTTGCTTCGGCAGGGGGGACTATGCGCATCGTGCAGGATGTCGCATCGTATGTACGCACATTCCAAGGAGAACCGTACTACGCGCAGCAAGACGGAATCCCGTACTTCATGCGTGAGCTTGGGTCCCTCCCTCCCGCCGAACTCGTGCGGGCACGCTCAAATGCCCGCGCGCTTGAGGTCCCCGGCGTAGCGCAGGCCAACACGCAGCTTTCCCGGCTTGACCGCCGCGTTTTGACCGGAACAATCCGCATCACCACGGAAATGGGGGAAACCGCAGATGTCGCAGTCTAGCATCAATTTTACCGAAAACGGCCCGGTCGTACCCGATACCGCAACCGTCCGGGATGCTGTGGAACAGGACTGGCAGGCAGCCTTTGACAATCGGCTGAACCCGGACCCGGCAACGCCGCAGGGACAGCTCATCACGTCCGAAACGGCCATCGTGCAGGACAAGAACAGCCAGCTTTTGTTCCTCTCGAACATGTTCAACCCCGAGACTGCGGAAGGTATCTATCAAGACGCGCTCGCCAAAATTTACTTTCTGACCCGACAGCCCGCCCGTTCCACGGTCGTCCCCTGTACTTGTACGGGGCTTCCCGGCACCGTCATCCCCGGCAGCGGCAGCGAAGCCCCGGCGCTTGCAAAAGATGCGGACGGGAACATTTTGGTCTGTCAGACGGGGGGGACGATCCCCCAATCCGGCAGGATCATCCTTGATTTTGCCTGTCAGGTTCCGGGGCCTATTGAAATCCGGCAGGGAACCGTGACCACGATCGTGCGGACTATCCCCGGATGGGACACGATCACCAATGAAGCCGGGATTACTGGACAAAACGTCGAGAGCCGGGCCGCGTTCGAGTCCCGGCGCTACGCCAGCGTCGCGAAGAACGCCCGGAGCGTTGCCGCCGCAGTCTATGCCAACGTCGGCGATCTGGATGGCGTGCTTGATGTCTGTGTGCGCGAGAACAAAACCAGCGCGCCGCTTGAAGTGCAGGGCGTCACGCTCAAGCCGCACTCAATCTATGTGGCGGTCGTCGGCAGCGCGACGGATAATAATATTGCTGAGTCCATTTACGCCCGTTGTTCCGCCGGATGTGATTACAACGGCAACACCAGCGTCACTGTGACGGATCCGGTAACCGGAGCGGTCGAGACGGTACTCTTTGAGCGCCCGGAATCGCTCCCGGTGGGCATTCAGGTGACTATCCGCAAGAACGCTTCAATGCCGAGCAACGTCGAAGAACGCATCAAGGCCGCCGTTGTCGCCGAGTTCTACGGAGAAACCGCCGACGCCTGCGGGAATACGGGCCAGCGCGTTCATATCGGGGATACGGTGTATGCCAGCCGCTTTTATTCCGCCGTGCTCGGAACGGGCGTTACCGACTTGGTGAGTATCGAAATCGCGGCGCCCGTCGGTGAAGGTTCGCCAACGTGGGGCGACTACATCACCATTAATATAGATGAAGCCCCCACGCTCGTCTCCGATAACGTCACTGTAACCATCATTGAAGCGAGGTCGGGCCGTGGATAACTGGCGCGAAACGCTCCTTTCGCAATACGACAACTCTGAACGGCTGCTGGCGCTCATCGAATCGATGAATGCCGTCATTGAGCCCACGGCGGATATTGCGGCGTTCTATGAGTCCGTCTTTGACCCAGAAACGGCATTCGGATGGGGGCTTGATGTGTGGGGACGCATCATCGCCATTCCGCGTACGCTTGAAGTAGAGGCGACGGACATCAAGCCGTTCGGTTTCTCCGGTTCAAACCTCAGCAACTTTGGGCACGGTCCTTTTGCATATGAGAGCAAATCGAACACGTTCATACTTCAAGATAACGCATACCATCTTTTGATCTGGATGAAAGCAGCTTCGAACATCACCGACGGCAGCCTTCTCGACCTGAACAAAATCGTCCACTGGCTTTTTTCGGCGCGTGGCCACATCGCCGTCGTGCATGTCGGTACCATGAAAATTCGTTACGTCATCGGCTTCAAGCTCCAGCCATACGAGCGTGCTCTTCTCCTGCGCGATGACGTTCCCCCAAAGCCTGCGGGCGTCGGCTATGACGTCTATCAAGTCATCCCGAAACATACCTTCGGTTTCGCCGGATCCGGCGGTCAGAATTTCAACAACGGCGTTTTTCAGCCGTATGGAGGCCCTGTAGATGCCTATTCCCTCAACGCCTAGCATCATGCCCAACGTCTTGGGATATGCAGCGGATACCGTGCAGATCCCTGAAACGACCCCTACGGGTCAAGGCATTCCTTCTTTCCGGGATCTCTTTCCGTTCATCACGCAGGTCGCCCCCGACGCAGGCGGCGTCATGGTTGAAAGAGCGTGGATGAACGCGCTTTTCAACCTGCTTGGTCAACACACCTTTTTCCAACAATCCGGATGCGTCTACCCATGGCAAGCTACGCTAAACTATATTTCGGGCTCTCATGTAAAAGGTAGTGATGATGTCGAGTACATCGCGTTGCAACCTTCCGGGCCAGATGTGTCGGGAACTGGAGTAAAAGATCCTACCCAAGAAAATAATCGTGCATACTGGATATCTCTCTCGTCTTTCGTCAATTTAAAAAGTGTGCCGCAAACACGGACAGTCACGACACTCTCCCCGTTATTTGGCGGCGGGGATCTATCTGAAGACCGGGTTTTTTCAATAGCTAAGGCGACGTTGTCTGAAATGGGGGCCATTCAGCTTGCATCGCAGCAAGAAGCCAAAGAGGGAATCGACGAGTTTAAAGCTATCACGCCGCTGACATTGAAAGCAGCTTTCACGCAATCACTGCTCGATCAAGGAGGATGGCAACAGCTACCTAGCGGATTGATCTTTCAGTGGGGGAAAGTAGCATGTGCAGATCGTGCAAACACCAATGTACTCTTCCCTGTTTCTTTTCCAACGGGGTGCCTACACCTCGTCGGAACAGGAATGAATGTAGCAGGAAATACACAAGCATATGTCACAGTTAATAGCTATGACAAATCAGGGGGAATTTTTAACTGTTTTTATGCCGTTTCTGGTCAGGTTCCCGTATTAGCAGCGAAGGATAATGTACAAGTATGGTATATCGCCATTGGTATTTAACAAAAAGTAGGTAATTTTATGTATTACTACTATAATAAAAGATTTTTACACGATTCGCTTGAAATTATTCCGGACAGAGCTATACCGCTGACCGATAAAGAACATAGCGAACTTTTCGCTGCTTTTGCCCGAGGTTATGAGCTTTCGGAAGATGAGAATGGACGTCCCGTCGCCGTACCTCCACAGCTAACTTTGGATAAAGTAAAAGCTTCAAAAAAGACACAAATCGACGTGGAAACGTCCGCCGCCATCCTTGCCGGATTCGACTATGCCGTAAACGGGGTGACCTATCATTTCAGCTATGATACCTTTGACCAGCAGAATTTTGCGGATACGGCGAACGTCTGCATCATGAAACAGGCGGGGATGCCGGGCCTGCCCGACTCCGTAATGTGGAACGCCTACACGGTGCCGGACGATGAGCTGGTGCGCCTGACATTCGACGCGCCGGGCTTCCTCGCGTTCTACGCAGGCGGGGCCATGAAGCACAAGAACGGGACGATGCAGCGCGGCGGGGAACGCAAGGCGGCGGTGGAGGCCGCGACCACGCCGGAAGAGGTTGAAGCCGCATGACCTACGGAAAGCGAACCCTGATTGCCGTCGACCAGCTCCTCAATACGCTTCTTGGTGGCTGGCCGGACGAAACCCTGTCCTCGCGCTGTTACCGCTGGGCGCGGGACGGGGTGAGGGCATGGCCCCGGCGCGTGGTGGACGGGCTGTTCTTCTGGCAGAGGGAACACTGCAAGAGCAGTTACGAGAGCGAGAGGGAGGGGAGGCAGTCGCCGCCGGAGTTGAGGAGGCAGGAATGAGCAGGATTGGGGAATGCGAATCAGGCAGGACGTGGAATGGATTCCGCGTTGAAGGCGGGAAGGCAGGCGAGGGTGTGCAGTTCGAGCGTATCCGGCGCATCACCGGGTACCTTGTCGGCACGGTGGAGCGTTTCAATAACGCGAAGCGAGCTGAGGTCATGGATCGAGTGAAGCACACCGTCTAAACAAAAAAATTTCCCTACCGGTGGTGTGCTCTGATGGAGGCATATCACGGCGCGAACCGAGGAGGGGATTTTCGCATTCACACAGCATACCGATGCTCACTTTTTTGAGGCGTTGGGAAGACGCTTTTTGCCGTCTGCACCAAGCTGTTTGGTGCAGGATGTTCGTTACATATTAAAATGATTAGATAGTATCGCTTCCTTAAAAGAAGCAAGGGAATGGCCCTGATGCCGCTCCTGCCGCCATGTCGGGCGTGATGATGCGGCGCTTGTTCCATGATTCTTTTGACACCGAAAAACTCTGAAGAGCGCCCCGCGTTGCCACTGCCTTTTTTTTGAGGTATGGTCATGGCAAATGTCCTTGGCTGTTCTGTGGGGAGTGGCTCTGTTCGGAAGCCGGGGAAACGAACGTTCTCATGGGTGGATGAGGAAATCATGAAAGTGCGCAATCCCTTTGCTGGTCTGTTGGCCCTGTTTTTTGTGGTCGCGTGGTGCCTGAGCGGCTCCGCAGCGTTCGCCAAGCCCCTTGTGCCTCTTCGCACGGCATGGCTCGGCGAGCATGAAACGTTTTTGGTCTGGTACGCCAGAGAAAAGGGATGGGACAAGGCTGAAGGGCTGGATCTCGAATTGCTGCCCTTTGAATCCGGTAAAAACGTCATTGATGAAATGCAGTCGTCCAATTGGGCCATTGCCGGCGTTGGCGCCATGCCCGCGCTGACCGCTTCGTTGAGCAGCCGCCTGTACATCGTCGGCATCGGCAACGACGAATCCGCTTCCAACGCTATTTTCACGCGTGCCGACAGCCCCATCCTCAAAATGAAGGGTTTTAACCCCAACTGCCCGGAAGTGTACGGCAATCCCGGATCCGTGCGCGGGAAGACCTTCATCGTCCCCAAGGGCACGTCCGCTCACTACATGTTGAGCCGCTGGCTGCACGTCCTTGGCCTGAACGAGCGTGACGTCAACATCGTCGACATGCAGCCGTCCGAAGCCATGAAGGCGTTTGCCGACGGCCAGGGCGACGCCATCGCGCTGTGGGCCCCCCAGACCTTTGAAGCCGAAAAGCTCGGCCTGAAGACTGTAGCGCACTCCAGCGACTGCAATGCCCGCCAGCCCATCCTGCTCGTCGCCAATATGGATTATGCCAACAAGCACAAGGGCGACATCGTGGCCTTCCTCCGCGTGTATCTCCGCAGCGTGGACATGATGAAGAAGACCCCCGCCGAGGACCTTGCCGACGACTACATGCGTTTCTACAATGCGTGGACCGGCAAGACCATGACCCGTGAGGAAGCCATCCGCGACATCAAGGATCACCCGGTATACGCTCTCGACCAGCAGCTTGATATGTTCAAGCAGAGCTATGGGACCAGCGAACTGCGTGAATGGCTGCACGATATCGTTTCCTTCCAGAACGAGACCGGCGAACTGGATCGGCGTGACTTGGCCCGCCTTGAGCGCCTCCATTACGTCACCGACATTTATCTGAAGGCTGTGAAGGCACCCGCCAAAAAGTAGTTTTTCGCACCGAAAAATGTTTTTGAAGGTGGTTCCGGGATGTTGCGTTCCGGAACCACTCTTGTTTGAGAAAGAGGAGGCGATTTTTGTGAAGTTCTGTTTGACTTTTTCCGTTTGTTTGAGAAAAATCGCCTTCCGTCTTGTTTCTTCCCGGAAAAACGCAGGCTGCCCGTGTTCTTTTCGCCCGGCCCGTTTTTGTGTGTCCGTTTAACCGGAGCGGCTCCGTGGCCGTTCCGGTTTCATCTGTGTGCCATACGGGTAACAGGTCGGTATCAAAGTATGTTTTTGAAAAATGAAGGGATCTTGAGCTTTTTCAAGCTGTGTAGGAATACGGTTGTGGAAAAGTTTTTCACAAGCCAGTGTATAACAAGGGCCCCTCATATGAAAACCCTTGTCTCCCAAGGGGAAAGAAAACATCGGAGAAGTGGCGGTATTGCAAAAAGGCCTGTCATTACGGGTAACTTTTTTATCCTCCTTTGTGGGAAGCCTTTTGCGCCCCGACGGGCAGAAACTCCGCGAATCTGCTTTGTCACAGGACAAGTCAAACGCTAGAAGAATCGGATATGAAAACTCAGTGGCTCAAAATCTGTGAAGATCTGCAAAACAGGCTCAATCCCGGCACATACAAGGTTTGGGTTGCGCCTCTCACCGCCGACCTTGAAGGGGAGGGGAAGATCCGTCTGTCCGCCCCCAATGGATTTGTGGCGACGTGGGTACGCGATCGCCTGCTGAACGACATTTCCGATGCGGCTTCCGCCATTTTCGGGCGGACGATGGAGATCAGCGTGGTTGCGGGCAATCCTCCCGCCAAGCCGAGCCGTTCCGTTCCGGGGCGTCCTGCCGTCTCCGTTGAGGGTGAGCCCGCTCCGGCCCGTCGTCCCCGTACGGCTCCCGCGCCCCGTCCGGTGGCCGCTCCGTCCCTGCTTTCTTCCGCTGCCGAGCAGCTTTCCCTGCCTATCACCATGCCCGTGAACCAGTCCGTCCCGCACAACTGGCGGTACGCGTTCGACAGCTTTGTGGTCGGCCCCACCAATGACATGGCCTATGCCGCGGCACGCAACATGGCGCGTTCCGGTGCCGCCGTGGATACCTTGTTCCTCAGCTCCGGGCCGGGGCTCGGCAAGACGCACCTCACGCAGGCCGTGGGGCAGGCTCTGTGCGAGGCCAGCAACCGCTCCAATCCCAAGGTCGAATATCTGACCGCCGAAGAGTTTTCGAGCTGTTTCGTGCAGGCCCTCCAGTCGAGGACCGTGGATCGCTTCAAGGGGCGTTTCCGCGATGTGGATTTGCTGCTCCTTGAGGACGTGCACTTCCTCCAGGGCAAGGAAAAGATGCAGGATGAGGTGCTTTCCACCATCAAGTCCCTGCAGGAAAAGGGGAGCCGCGTCGTCCTGACGAGTTCCTTTGCGCCCTGCGAGCTGCGAAACGTGGACAACAGCCTCGTGTCGCGTTTCTGTTCGGGGTTCCTCGCCGGTATTGAAAAGCCCGACGCCAGCACGCGCCGCCGCATCCTTCAGGAGAAGGCCCGCCAGAACAACGCGCTGTTGTCCGATACGGTGGTGGATGTGCTGACCGAGCGCCTCACCGGGGATATCCGGCAGTTGGAAAGCTGCGTGCATAACCTGCTGCTCAAGGCCAAGCTGCTTGGCTGTACCATTTCCGTGGAAATGGCGCAGGAAATTCTGGCGCAGTACAGCCTTGACGATCCTTTTGTGGATGTGGATTCCATTATCCGCAAGGTGTGCGAAGGTTTTGGGCTCTCGCCCGAGCAGTTGGCCTCCCGCAGCCGCAAGCAGAATCTGGTGGTGGCCCGCAACACGATTTTTTATCTCGCCCGCAAGCACACCGAGTTATCCTTGCAGGACATCGGCGACAAATTTTCCCGCCGTCATTCCACGGTGCTCAAGGGCATCGCTTCGGTTGAGCGCGAGCTGCGCCGCGAGTCGCCCCTCGGGCGTCAGATTGCCGGCACGCTGGCTTTGCTGGAGCGGCGTTAGGTTGTATTGGGAAGCCGGGGAAGGGGAAAGTCTTTCTGAAGAAAGGCTTCCCCTTCCCTTGTCCGGCTTCCTCCCCCCCTTTCCAAAGGATTTTGACTTTATCGAATCCCTCATTGAGGGGGGGCGGGTTTCGTGAATGTTTTTTTGAAAAGACAAGGGCATCCCGTTGGATGCCCTTTTGCGTTACGGCGTTAGTCGATTAAGGGAGCGAAACGACCGAAACATGCAACCACTCGCTTGCGGGTAGCTGCTGATTGGAAAACGGAGGAACTCCCTTCAGCCTTGCCTCCCCATTTTGTAAAAAAGCCTTGGGAAGGAGAGAAGAGGGGGGAGGAAAACCCTTCTCCAGGAGGCTTTCCTCTCCCCTCTCCCGATTTTCCTCTTTCTTTTTTCACTCCACAGGCGGATTCCAGCCGCTGTCTCCGCCCGCGCCGGTGGTGGTAATGAAGCGGACTGCGGAGACCCTGCCATCCGGGGCGACGCGGGCCATGATGCGGAAGGTCGTGGGCTTGCCGTGCCGCCGTACCTGAATATCGTCAACCCAGCCGATGGTCGAGCCGAAGCGCAGATCGCTGAATACGTATTCTGTATATCCCTCAAGGGGCCCCTCCAGCGGAATTTCAGCCTCAAGGGCGGGGTAGAGGGCAAAGCGCTCGTACGCGCGGAACATGCGGTCCTTTGCGGCAAGCTCGGCCCAGAGCGGCTGCGGCGGCTTGGCGTAGGCAATGAATGTCTGAGGCTCCTCCGTGAATACCGTATAGCCCGCCACGTCCCAGACGCTCCCGCGATCCAGAATGAGCTTCCAGTGGAAAGGCGTGAAGGCGTCGGGTACGAGATGCACGGCGCGCACATCATCCCAGAGGCCCTTTCCACGCTGCCCGGGAGCCAAATCCTCACTGAGAAGCTCTTGGGTGAAAACGTCGGGCGTGTAATGGCTGTCCTTGAGATGCGCTTCAAGGCCCACCCGTGTGGCCAGCGAGCCGAGCGGATAGAGGATGGTCCAGAGCAGCAGGCCTATCATGACGGCGCGCCGCTTCCGCCAGAATATGAGCCCAAGGGCCAACGGCAGGAGAAGCAACGGGTCTACGATAAACAGCGCATTCAAACGTACCCTGTAGTCGCTGAACGGCAGAAAGACCTGCGTGCCGTAGGAATTCATGCAGTCCAAAAAAATGTGATG